AGACATTTGACATGGTACAGAACCGATTGAATCCCATAAGAATAATAAATCATAAGGTAAATTACCTTTCTTTTGTTCATCTAATAAATCCGCAATAAAAGAAGCTACATCTTCAATAGATTGTAATTGTTCTCTATCGGCATATAAGAAGAAACCATCATATGATTTATTACCTTCTTCATCAATTGTTTCACCTAAATCAAATCCCATTGCTGACCAATGTTCCCAACTATGTTTCATCTCAGTGATGATAATAACAGGTAAAACATTTGTCTTTTGAGCTTCAATAGCTGCTTCAATTAATAAGGTAGTTTTACCTGTATTACTATGACCTCTAACTAAAGTGATATGTCCTTTAGGAATACCAGGCATCTCTAACATTTCTTTTACAGGTTCTGTAAAATTAATCCATGCTTGAGGTTTAAAGTTAGATGAACTTTGTCCTAGATTTTTACCTTTTTTGAACTTATCAAGTGAAAAAGTCCCAGTAATGGCCTTTCCGACTTTGCCGGAAAGGCTTTCTGTTTTTTGTTTAGCCATAATTAGTCTTTGAATAAGTCGTCAAATTCGTCTGCAGCGAATGTTTCTTTTTTAGGAGTAGCAAATGCTTTATTAGCGATTGGTTTTTGAGACTCTTCTAAATTAACATTACCAGTTGGTTCAAAATCCATTGCAGGACCACTTAAGAAATCATCACCAGCATGTGGTTCTGGTTTTTGTGTTTCTTCTTCAGCTTCTGCTTCTGGGTTTAACCATTCAGCTAAGAATCCTTTAATTTCTTCAAAAGTATATTTTTTATAGAATGAATTTGGTTCTGGTTGAGTACCTAACCATTTTTCTACTTCAGCATTATCATCAGATAAAGTTGATGTTTTTAATGCTGGTAATACTTTTGATTTGTTGTAAGTTGTACCTGTTGAGTCAGGTCCTACTGTTTCAACTTTAATATCTCTACCTTCTAAGATGTCAGTGAAATCACCTACTTCTTCATCAGCAGCTAATGATAATAATGATTGATAAACTTCTTTACCAAATTCCCATAAACGAACACCTTTATCTTCTTCACCTCTTACAATAACAGGTGCAAAAACTCTCATTTTAGGCTCTAATTTCTTAGCTAATTTCCAATTTTCAGGTTCTTTCGTTTTGCGTAATTCTTTAGCAAATTCTACAATCGGATCTTTTTCACCGAAGTTTAAGGGTGAAATAATTGTTCTTTTTCCAATCCCATAATGGAAATATAATTCAGTAAATGGGTTATCTGGATTTTGTTTTGATGGAACGAATCTTACTAATTGTTTACCAATTGTAGGTTTCCAAAAGCTTAACGCTTTCTCATCTTTTTTGTTTGAATTACTTCCTTTTGGGGCAGATAATTCATTTAACTTGTTTTTAATCAAGTCTACATTCATAACTTTTTTGATTTATTGTTAAAACTAATTTTATTGCGATAATAAATATAACATCGATTTCGCAGGAAGCCAAATATTTTTTAAAGAGTGATTATCTTATAGATTTTAGTGTCTAATTTTCTTAGATCACCTGAATGAGTAAGTAATATGCAGTTTTTATAATCATTCCAATCTATTATGTAAGAAGTATCCAATACACCTGCATTTAAAGACTTAATTAAATCATTTAAAGCATTAATAGTATATAAAGTATTAGATTCTTTCTTTCTATGTAATAGTATAGTATTTTCTAATAATGAGTTAGACATGTTAACTGAATCTACATTGTAAGTACAAACATACTCATCAGTTGATTCAATGTATAAAACAAATATCTTATTAAATAAAATTTTGTATTGAGATTGGATTGTTTCCAATGTACCTTCCAATTCATTTTTACTGGAAAATGTGCAGAATAATTTATTCATGTAATCTTTATCTAGACTATATGGGGTTGCCATGTTATATTGTAGATAAATATGTGAAGGAAGTACTAACTGTGAATCGTTCATTTTTTATTTTAAATTGTTATAATTTGTTCCGTATTTTGCCTTAACTTTAAATCCAAATGTGGATTCTAGTAAGGATTTTATTTCCACTAGAGTTTCTTTTCCATCCTCCCTGCTATAATCTATTAATACGGAATCGTATGTATATAATATAATGCTACTTTTCTTAGTAGCCAAGTATTCCTGTAATTTAATTATAGAGCAAACATTAAAAAAAGTTTCTCCAGATTGTAGTTTATAATTTAACAGTTTTTGAGGTGTTGGATTCTCGATATCAAATAATTTTCTCCCTCCTACTAAATCTAACCTACCCTTAGTTTCATATGTTTCCCAGATTTCATCTGTATATTGAGCTACTTTTTGAAAAAATGGTATGTCTTTATATTGTTGAAAAACTCCTCCATATAGCTGTTTAAATGTTAATTCTTTGGATTGTTGGTATTGTTCTTCTGTTAAATTATCTGTTTTGAAATACATTTTCCCTAAACTTTCATGAACTGAACTTTTATCAAACTCATAGTCAATAAATTTAGCTAATATTCTGGGATGGTATGCTTCATAATCAAATTCAAATAAAATATCGTTTTGAGGCACAATAGCAGATCTTGCTTCTCCCTGTTTTGGTAAAGCAGCAAAATTTATACTATTAAATGAATTTGTAGGACGGGAAGTAAAATTATACAAGTTATATTGAGTATAAATTATACCATCTTTTATATTAAATTTAGCATTTTTAGGCTTGAAATTCATGTCAAAAACAGCTAAATCTAACGCTATACCTTGTTTCTCGATATCGTAGAACACCCTAACATAATCATGGTTATAATAACTGTTATAGTTTTTTAAACTTATAAATCCTACTATCTTTTGATATATCTTTTCTTGAGTCTCGTAATGCTTTGAAATAGGAATTAATGAATTGACGTTCTTTAAATCTCCATACTTTTGATAGAAATGAGTGTGTATGTTTGTTTCTAAATCTTGTATATACGGAGGGGATTGGAATGATGATAGTGAAAGCAAATTTATATCTAAAACATGTTCACCTAAAAAATCCTCCCCTAATAAATGAGCAGTTTGTTTTTTATCTAACACATAAATTGTTTTATGCCTTAAGATGAAATTTTTTACTAATTGTAAATCTAATGAGAATCCTTCACTATGAGAGATAGGAAATATAATTCCTTTTTGATCTTTTACTTTATAATAAATTAAACTAACTTCACTTAATATAGGATGGTAATTATTTGAAAGAGGAATAATGTTAATATAACATTCCTCTTGTGAGTGTAACTTTTGTAATTGATTTTTTGTTTCGACTATATAGAACATGACCTTTATTTTTATATAATGTAATAAGGCTCCCTATGGGAGCCAAATTTATCTTGAGAATTGTTGTAAATCAGATAAATACTGTTTTATACCTATGAAATTTTTTTCAGCATTATCTAGCACTCTTTGATTTGTATCTATTATACCAGCTCTTGTTCTAATATTATTTATTTTTACATCTCTTAAAGGACCTGAAATTTGCCAGAATATAGAAATTACTTTCCAAAGTGATGAGTTTAAACCTCCTCTATTGTTAAGTAAATTATTATATGTTTGTTCATTAATTTCCATTATTTTAAATTGAGTACCATTTCTCTGTCTAGCAAAGTATCTTGTAATTTTACCTTTTTTATAATCTTCTGGGGTGGGTTTAGGAGTAAAAGGTTCTGGGTCAATTAATTTTGCTAAATTAGTTGATTTTAAAGAATTATAATTATCATTATTAAAATCAGGTAAAATATTTGAGTCGTCTTCATTTTTGTTTAATAAAGATCGAATTAAAGGTTTACTTCCAGGAGCATATGGATTAGCACCTGAAAATATTTTACCATCAAATGTAACATAATAAGGTCCAGTATATTCTTTCCCTAGAGTAGTTTGCATTTCTCCAGGGTTAGCTTTTTGGTTTTCTATTATTCTAGATTTAGGAAAGTACGGCATTAGGCTATTAAATCTTTTTGGTCACTCATTAAACAATTATAATATTCAGCTTTTTTAGCATATCCTCCATTAGCATCATTACCTGTTTTTCTTCTAGCTATTGTAAACCAAGAATCACTATTTTGGTCAACTCCTCTCATTTTATCAACATAAAAAGCAACTAAGGCTTTAGCAGAGGTATCTGGCTGATTCATTTGTTCAGGATTGTTTAGTATGTTATAATTACTACCAAATTTTTTAACTAAAATATTGCTAATAGCTTCATAATTACCATGTCCTGTTAATTGATTAAATCCTCTACCATAATATAATCCTCCATCATTTATACCAACTTTACCTTTTCTATTACCTATTCTACTAGGAGAGTATTCACCATAAACTATACTAAAGAATGTTTTTTTAGATACACCTTTTGCAGTTGCTCTTTTTACTTGATCATCATTTAAGTTAGGGAATACTCCTCTTAAATTTTTTTCTTTATAAATATGACCTTCAGATTTTGGTATTAAGCCACATTCTCCACCAGCAATAGCACACATAGCTGCTATAGCATTTTTACCAGTTATACCAAAGTCTTTAGCAGCTTTAGCTATTAAAGATATATTAGATTTAACTGAGGAATTAGAAAATAAAGCTACAGATTTTTTAGTACACCCAGGAGTTGCTTTAAAGGTTTCATCACTGCCTCCTTTACCTTTACCTTTTCTCTTCTTTTTAATTATTTCTTTTGCTTTTCTTCTTCTTTCTATTTCTTCAGGAGATAAAGGATCAAATCTTATAAGAATAGTTTGACCAGTTATTTTAGTAGTCCATTTATTATTAGTAAAATTATGATCTATTGTATGTAAAATAAAAGCTATTTTAGATTCTTTATTTTTTGTTAAATATGCAGTTGGTAAAACATTTGAAGGTACTTCAAAAGCTGAATTTGGTATAATACCTGATATACCATCCATTTCTAAAGAGAAATCTAATGGTATTAAAATAGATGATTCATATTGTTGTTCATTTCCATCAGTTGTAGGAATATTATTAGTATTACTAAATATTTCCCTATAGAAATTTAAACTAGAATCGAATTTTTCTGGGTTATATATTAAATCCATATTATAAATCTGATGTTGATATTTTTCCTAGTCTATTAAGTTCTGCTTCCCATAAATTTTCTAAGTCAGTGTCAAATGTTTCCACACCTTCATAGTAATCATTATTACTTATAGCTCTAATAACATAATCATACATATCAGTTGTTTTTATATCAAATTCTACAACTTTATCACCAATTTCACGTTTTTCATCATTAACGGGATTTTCATATCTAATATTACTTTTAAATTTTTTCCAATCAAAATCTGCTATAATTTTTGTTTTAGCGGCATCTAAAGCAAGAAGAGACTCACTTGTTTTTGGTAATTGAGGATTTTGATTTCTAGCTATATTTCTTAAATTTCCAAAAACCGCTGTTAAAGCATCTGAGAATATTTGTTTAGCATTTTTTTCATTTACACCTTTAATAAGAGGTCCTGTATTATCAGCATTAGGTTCTGTGTTTTCTTCTTCAAAATTTGTAGTAGATTCAGCTTCAGATGCTATTCCAGAACCCACAGCGTCATAAATAGCTTCTATAAAATTTCGAGATTCTATAAATCTTTGTTCAGATGATAAAGCTTCATCTTCTAAATTATTATTTGCTTCAGATGTAGAAGAAATTATTATTGGAGATAATCTATTTATTAATCCTTTAGTTAAATGTGAAAAAGATAATGCTTCTTGTCCTACTCCTTCTGGTTGAGCTTGGGCAGCTATAGTTATTTGGGCCGCCATATTAGGTGCGATTTTAGAAGTATAATTAAAATTATAAGCTAAACTTTCTTTACCTAGTACAGGTATTACAGTATATGGAGATTCTCCTTCTTTTAAAGGTTTTGTACTTCTTCTATCATCAAATATTCTAACACATCTTGTATCATCATCTGGTACTATTCTAAATTCATTAAATCCTCCACAAGCTTTTGATATACCTGTTAAAATATCTTGTAAAAAATCTACAAATATTACATCTCCTTTACTATTTTGTTTTTGATATTTAGCTAAAGTAGAAGTTATAAAATTTATATTAACTAAAGTAAACATAAATTTACCTCCAAAATTTGGGGTAGTGTCATCATAGAAAGGATAATATGATCTTAAAGCGTCAATTATATTATTATCAATTCCAAAAGGTAAAGTTTCAGAAGCTATTATACATACTGTAGGATCTAAAGAACAATGACCTGGGAAAGTATAACATCTATTTGTTTCAGGATTTGCATCTATGTAAATAAAAGGTTTTGCTTTATCATCTTTTTTAGTATATAATCCTCCAGTGGCCATTAATAATACTAATAAATTTCCTAAAGTTATATAAACTTGAGGTAAACCTTCTTCTTCACTATCTTTACTCTCTTTACCTTTATTTATATCATAATCCATAATAACTTTTGAATAAAAATAAGTAGGATATTGAATTAAAGGTATATTTACATTTTCTCCTCCATTACCTAATTTAGAATTAGATTTATTAATTAAAGAATATTGAAAACCATATTTAGCTAATTCATTAGTATTACTATTATATGAACTTATATCAGAAGTTCCTAATGATTCTAAATATATGTCTAGTTTTTTATAATAAGGATTTATAGTTGAAAAATAACCAGTACTATAATCTAATTTTATTTTTGAAGCTCCCTCTGAATTACTTACATATTCTTTATTAAATATTTTAAATAAAACTTCATTTAGTAAAGATAAATTTTGGTTAGCTATTACAGGATAATTTGAATCAACAAGTAGAGGAGATTTTTCTTCAGATTGAGCAGTTCCTGATTGATTAATTTTTAAGGATTCTAATATGTCTCCAGCTCCTACTAAATCTACTTTACATTTAAATTGACCATTTCCTTCAAAAGAGTAAGAAAAATTTTTAACTGTACCCCACATAGCATCATAATTACCAGCATGTAATACTCTTCTTTTTTGTATGTCAGCCATTAATTCTTCTTTATCTTGTATACCATAAAAATCCATAGGTTGAGGATTTTTAACAAGAACTCCATCATTATCTAGATAAGGAATATGACCCCATTCAATTAAAATACTGAATCCTAGTTTCATATAAAGAGCATCCATTATATTTAATTGCTCCATATTATAACAAGTAAACTCAAAGGTAGCTTCTCTTAAAGTACCTAATTTACCACCAGTTTTTATTGATAAACCTTCTAAACCTGGCATTGGTTTTATTCCAAATTGTTCAGTTCCTCCTAAACCATAAGCGCTATTAGATCCTATACCACTTCTTAAAGTAAAAATATTATCAGCTTGATCTATTACTTTACTATGATCAGTTAAACCAGCTTGTAAAATATATCTTCTAGATAAAGTATCTCCTCTTTCTGAAAATAAAGTATTATTTTGATCAACATCTGTTCCTGAGCTAATTCTAACCCATAAACTTCGGTTTGTTAACCAAAGTAAGTCTGATGATGTTCTATCTTCTTTAGATATTACAGATTTTCTAATTTCAATTTGTTTAGAAACAAAAGGTTGGAAAGCAGAACCCGCTATATTAGTATAGTTTTTTGATTCCATAACTTATTAAAAATTTGATTTATTATAAGTATTTAATAATTCTGATATATTTTGAGGTATTCTTAAATAAATACCAGCAGGAGGGTACATTGAGTCTCCCTCTAAATCATTTACCATAGCTATTACCCACCATAAAGTAGAATCTCCATAAAAATCATACGCTATAAGATCTAATCTATCTTCAGTTCCTGTTATTATATAATTATCATCGGCTTTAGCATCTATAGTAGGATAATAAGTAGGAGCATACATAGAATTACCAGATTCTGATGGTATTCCAGTATCATTTTTTATAATAGAAATAGTTTGATATCTACTAGCCATAATGTTTATTTAGGTATAAATATATAAAATAAAAAAGGCTCCTAATGGAGCCAAATTTAATTTGTAATACGTTTTATAAAATTTTCTTGTATACCATGATCACTTATTAAAATTGGATTTGTTGTAAATGAACCATTTTGTTTAGCTAACCTAGGTAAATTATTAAGAATTGGAGAAAATGTAAATTGAATACTTAATATTTGAGGTAATTCCATCATATCAGCATCTGAATTAGAGTTTTCAAATTTTTCTGATCCTTTATCAGAAGTACCATTTTTATAATTTGATGGAGATACATTTGTAGGAAAGTCTGCTGTTGGGAATTTATCAGTTTCAGGCTCAGTATATTTAATTTCCCAAGGATAGTTAGTATCTATACTTATATTCATAGATTTTAAAATACCAGGAGTTCTGTAGAACCACTCACCTATAGTTAATTTATGTAAATTACCTCTCATAAATCCTTCTGAACTATAATCTGGGTGTAAAGATGATGCTAAGAAATTTAATTTTTGATATAGAGGCATCATTTCTTGTTTAGATTGAGCAGCTACAGTTAATTTAAAACTTACTTCTCTTGTAAATCCTTGATAAGTATAAAAATTTTCACCTCTACCCATATATTTTTTACTATCCCATTCAGCTCCAATATTATCAGAAAAATCTGTTATGTAAGCTCTAAAATGAAGTGGAGAAGTTTTAGAAGAAGAATCATTATCAATTACTTCAATACAAAATTTTATCATATCCCTTACTTTATTACTTTGAATAGGATCAGGATCTCCACCATCGTAAGTATATAAAGGAATTAAGTTTATTTTATCTTGACCATCTCCATTATTAATTTGGTTGATATATTGTCTTTGTTCTTTAGTTCTAGAGCCAGGATTACCTATATTAAGTCTAGTAGCTATATTAACTAATTCTTTAGAATAATCAGTTCCTTGACCATTAAATTCTATAGACTTTTGTCTAAAATCTTGTAATACTCCTTCTTCAGGATAATTCTTAGAAGCTAATAAAGCACTATAAGCCATTGTATTCCCAAATTGATTTATTGGAGAAATACCTGGAGGATTTAATTCAGGTCTTATAAAATCAGGTGAAGATTGTTGATATAATGTATTATCTTCTAAATTAAAATCATCTCTTATAGTATTTACAGCTTGGAAATTATTAGGAATACCTAATGTAGCTTCTAATATAGCAGATTGGATAAAAGTATCAGCATTAGAATTATTATATAAAGACGCTATATAACTTGAATTATAAGGGTTTTCTTCAGATAATATTCTAAAAGTAGGTCTATAATTGGTTTTAGTAAAACCAGGTATTAAGTAATTATTGTATGAATTTATTGTATCAGTAATTCTAGGTATAAAAGTAATACCATCTCCATAAGATGAACCAGGACCACCATTATAATTAAATAATATATTATCATCATCTGATATTCCTAATTCACTTAGATTACCTGGAAGGTTAGTTGGAGAAGTACTTAATATTTTATTATTATAAAGGGTAACTAATCTATTTTCTTCAGTACTTTTATCTTTAACTATTTCTTCATATTTGTTAACATCATTTAGAAGATTATTAGTATTAAATCCAGGACGAGGTATATGTTCGCCTGTTCCTTGAAGTGCTATTTGAGCTAATAAATTTGAGTTTGAATAAACTTGAGTATTTAAAACATCTCCTCTAGTTCCAGTTTCAATTTTAGGATTAGATTTTTGTAATCCTATTTGTTTAGAAGTAAATAAAAGACCTTTTGGAAAATCATTTAAAAAACGAGAAATTCTTATAGTATCTGTTGCTGAAGATACTACAGAAAATAAACCTCCTCTAACTGTACCTTCAGAACTATATCTAGCTAAATCAGCTAGGTATTCTCCAGCAGGTGAGTCTTCAGGTAATCCTCCCTTAATATAAGGTAGACCACTAGAACCACCAAAAGGTCGGTCCTTGTCTACTCTTAAACTTTTTAAATTAGTTTGTAGGTCTCTTAAAGCCATTATTACCCTGGTAAGTTATCCATGTACTTAACAATAGTATTAGGATCTAATACAGAAGGTGTTGGCTTGTTGATTAAATGTGGGTTGTCATTAATTGAGTACTCATAATGTAATTTAGACACTATTTGTTCTGCTTCAGTAGGTTGAACTACTCCACCATTACCTAAAATAGAAGTTTGTTCTTGTCCTAAAATTTGATTTGCCATGTTATTATGTTTTAATGTTTATAATAAATATTGATTATATTTTTCTTGTAGCTATTCCTAATGGGGCTTTCTGCAATTCACTTGATACACGTACTCCATCTAAGTTTGTTTGAACTTTTACTCTAGACATTGCTTGAGCCATTTTATCATAGTCAATTTGTGGTGCTTGTTGTGGTGGAGCTGACTGGTTAACAATTACAGGAGCATTTTTAGAATTTAAAGCTTTAGAGGCACCGGGAAAAGCTATTAAATCATCATTTTTACTTAACTCAAATAAACCTCCTTCTTTTGTTGATACTTGAGTCTTACCATCTGCTGGTGAATTAATGTCACCTGCTTTTGAAATCATAGAATAGGCTACTGCTCCTACAGCAGCTGCTACCCCTAAACCTACTAAAGCTGTTATAGGATTAGCTAAAGCCCATAAAGCTGCTTGAGCAGCTAACTGAACTAATTTACTTTTACCTAAAGCTAAACCTTTTAAATCTAATAAAGTTTGAGCTCGTTTTTGAAGAGCCACAGATCCTTCTAAAGATGCCATAGCAGCTGTTCTAGCGGTTGATATAGCTTTATATGCTGCTATAGTTTTTTCTATACCAAGTATAGTTGAAGTGATAGTTTTTAAAACTATCATTGAGCCTATTACAGTAGTTACAATTCCTGAAAATTGCATCATGTTATCTAACATAGATGCTAATGTTTCTAAAGGTCCTGCTAAAGCGGATCCCATTTTTTCCATAGATTTAGTTATAGATTCTTGAACAGTTAATCTTTCAAGATCTTCTAATTTCATTCCTGAATTTAACGCTGCTTGTTCTTTAGTTACTCCTTTTTGAAGTTCTTGAGCATATATCATTTGAGATACTTGATCTTTAGATAAACCCATTGCTTTAGCTATAGCTTCTTGCTCAATTCTATTACCTTTTGAAAATGTATTAAGAATTTCTTGATTATTACCTATTTCTTTTGCTACACCTTCTAAATCATTTTGAAGAGCATAATAACGAGCTGCCTCTAAATTTAATTGCTTACCAGTTATAACTTCAGCTTCAAATTCAGAAGCAATTGATGATTCAATATCTAATAAGGAATCAGATATACCTTCAACTTCTTTTAAACTTAAACCTAAAGCTCTTGCTGCTATATTAGCATCTGCTATCTTTTTAACATTACCTCCTAATGAAAGTTGGATTGTTTGAGAAGTATTGTAAACATCTTTTAATATACCTTTTTGGTTTAATGCGGATTTGTTTGTTTTATTATAAGCTCCAACTTGATCTAAAACTGCTTGACTTTGATCTTTTAATTCTGTACCATTTATTCTAGATAAAGCAGCCGCATTACCTGCTTCTTCAGCAGACATGCCCATTAAGACTTGAAGTTTAGAAGCTGCTTCTATAGTATCTTGAGAAAACACAGCGTCTGCTGCAAAACCAAATTGTTGAGTTAAAGCTGTAGCTGTTTTTATGTAATCAACACTAGATATTAAACTAGTATTTAAAGTGTCAAGATGAGGTATGTTTCGACCTGTTTCTCTTGTAAATTCAGTTTGAGCTTCATTTAATTTTAAGAAACTTTTAGCAATGTTAGCAAAAACAAAATCAACAGCATTAGTCATAGTTAGTTCTTCTTTTAAAGAACTTAATATATTTTTTAACCTACCTTGTTTTTTTTCTAATAACTTTATTTCACCTTCTAACTCTTCTTTTCTTTTCTTTTCTTCTTCAGTAAGTTCCTCAGATTTATTTATTAAACTATCATATTCTCTTTGAGCTTGAATAAGTTGGGCTTTATAGGCTTTGGTATTTTCCATAGCTCTTTCAAGAGGTTTTGCTAAACCATCAAAACCAAGTTTTTTAGCAAAAGTTCCTAATCCTTGTATACCTAGTCCTAATTGACCTATCTCTTTATCAATATTATCTAAAATATCTTGTTGATCTAATAATTGATTAATATAGATTTGATTAACTCTAGTAGTAGCTTCTAAATCCTCTAGTATATCTTGAGATATATCTAATCCTGCTAATCTAGCTACTCGAATTTGATTTTCAATAGCATTGATTTTTTCAGATCGTTGTTGGATTTGTTTTTGGATATCTGCTTGTTTTAATACTCCTTTATTAAGTTTATCTTGATTATTAATAACATCTGAGGATAATCTTGCTAATGATTTTAGATTATTCCCTATATCATTACTTAAGGATCTTGAAACATTTTGACCTTGCTCTAAAGCATCTCTAAACATACTTTGGATATTATCAGCAACTGATCTGAAGGTATCTTCAGTCATTGCAGCAATGTCTCTTATTTCTTGTTGAGTTTGACCTAAGTTAGGTTGATTAGGGTTAGCCATAATATATTATATTGGTATAAATATGAAAAGCCCCTATTTTTTAGGGACTTTTGCATTATATGTACTTGATTGAGGAATATCAGGTCTCGCTATTTCTTTGCCACTTTTGTTTGTTAATTGATTATTTTGGTTATCAATAGCTTCTTGTTTTTTATCATAAAATTCTTTTAACTTATTAAAAGTAAAAGTTCGAAGCCAAATAGGCATATGGTAGACAGTATTCCAATCATATCCTCCATTACTATTAAATACAATTTCATGTATTTGAGAGAACATATTTATTCTATAAATTGAGGTCAGGCCAAAAAAAGTTAAGACTAATTGGTATCGCGATGTCCTCCCCGTCATCGCCTTTAATAGTTAAATCAATATCTGGAGATATTCTTTTTATCTCTTGTCTTAAAGCTCTTGAATCTCTTGCTAATAACTCATTATCAACAAATTCTCTAATAGTTTTTCTATCAGTATCACCATTAACTGAAGTTATGATATATTTTAATCTAGTTGATAATTCAGGTGAGCCGTTAGGGTTAATTTTTTTAAGTCCTCTTAATTCCTGATCTACCGCAGTTTCATCACCATGTGTTAATAACTTAAATGTTATTTGGTCTTTTGAAGCAGGTAAAGTAAATTCAAAATTATTACCATTTTCATAGTTTACATCTTCTGATAATTCTTTATCTTTTAATGTAGTTAAATCTACTTGATAAATTTTACCCCCGGTTTCAAACTCATAATCTTGACCATATCCTAAAATACGAGAAGCAATTAATATTGCATTTTTATCTCCTACAAGTAATTCTTTAATGTCTATTTTAGAAACTATAAGAGACTCAATTAATTTGTCTAATACAGTACCTTGTTGGATGTAGTTTTGGTTAGTTAAAATATCTTCTTCACGAGCAGTCATGTATTTCATTTCAACTTGACCACTTCTTAGAGGAGAACCTTCAGGGTAAAGTAAACCTTTTGAAGGCAGGTCTACCATTTCAGTAGGGAATTTTGGTTTTGTAACTTGATTTTCCATAAAATTTATTAATGTTTGTGTATATAAATATAGTAAAATAAAAGAAAGCCCAATAAATGGACTTTCTCTTTTATATGTTTTGTATTTCTTAGTAGTTTAAGATACAATAATCCATTGCTATGGTTACTGAAAGTTCTACTGCTGCTTCTCCTGAAGACCAATCATACTCTCCGAAGTTAGCTGATTTTACGAATGCTCCTTTTATAATCCATTCTCCAACTACATCTCCTACAGGACCTAAGATATTCATTCTTAAATCTTTTTTGTAGAAATCTGAGTATCCATCTCTACCTGTTACAGATTCGTGAGCTAAACGTGCCCATTCCATTACTGTTTGAGCTCCTGATGGTGCAATTGGATCATATAGTGATAAAGTCATATCATTCCATCTTACTTTACCTTTAACTTTACGGTAAACATTGATGTGGTCTAATATAATTTCATTTGCTTCAAATCCTGGTGCAGATGCTTTTTTAATTAAGTATGATGGGATACCGTCGATATATAGTATAAATCTATTTTGAACTTTTGGCTCAAACGCGGTAAACATTATTTCATTTGGGTTTAATACTGCCATGTTATGTTATTTTATAATAAATATTATTACTCTGTTTTTTTATTAAAAAGTTGCACCTGTTGGAGTAACATTAAAGTCTAATATAATAAATTCAGCTGTTCTAGTTGGTTGGATAAAAATCTGACCTACTAACTGATTTCTATCAATTACATCAGCAGTGTTATTAGTTTCATCCATTACTACTTTAAAAGCATATAATCCTTGTCTTTGTTGAATAGAATCTAAATATGGATTAACTTGTGATAAGAATCTATTTCTTGTAGCTAAAGTATTTTGTTCGAATACTAATGTGTTAGCAATTTGACCAATATAAGATTTTAACTCAATTAATAATCTTCTAACATTAATTCTATCTAAAGCTGAAGCTTTTTGTTGTAATGTTTTCTGACCGTAAGCAACAACTCCTTGTCCTGGGAATGTAGCAATTGGATTTACTTTTCCTAAGTATAATGTGTCTCTATCATCTGGTGATAATTTTTTAGCTGCTTGTACAACACTTAAACCACCTCTTGTAAATCCACCTGGTGCAAACCATGGAGCTGCAATTCTATCATTGTAAGCGTAAACACTTGGTATGATTGTTGATGGTGGAACCCATGTTAATTTTCCTGTATTTGGAGCATTAACTTGAACCCATGGCCAATATGCCGCTGCGTAGCTGTTATCAATTTCAGCAGCTTCACTTACTACTGTATTGATAGTATTAACATCTTTACTTACTAAATCTACAACTGCAATAGCGTCTCCTCTATTTTGAGTATTTGTTAATAGTAATGATAAGGCTGTTGAATTAGCAGATTGATATAAACCTGGTACTGTAATCACGTTATATCTAAATTCATCTTGATTAGATAACAGATTTAATGATGATGTATAGTCATTGTCAGATAAACCATATACTGCCGCTAAACCACCATTAGCTCCACCAAATGAACCACTTGCGTTTAGTGGAAGTGAAGCTGTATATTGAGATTTTGCTACACCATTATTATCAAAATAATTTGGAGTTGGAGCAGATACTGATTTTACTCTTACATATCTTGATTTATTAGTATAATCACCTGTAATATCTGTGTACCCATTATCAGTAGAAATTGTTTGGTTACCAATTACTGCTTCAATGTAATTTGGAGAGTTTGGATCTAATGATAATCCAGCATATGATTCTAATATTACTTTTGAATTAATATTATCATCCCCTCTTCTAATTAATAAACTAAAAGTTCCAGTTGTTGTATCATTATTAGCAACTTCCCATCTAACATTATCTGGAGTACCATTAACTAAGGTATTGTTATTTCCTGTTGATCCTGTACTATTTTGAGTAGCTCCCCAAGATAAAGTTTCTAAAGTAAATGCTGTTGATGGAGTACCTGCGGCACCACCTGCTAAACTAGCTGTTAAAGTACCTACTCCACCTACTGTTGTAGTTTTGTAAACTTTATAAGAGTTAGCCGCTGTTCCTGCAGCACTACCTGAAAAAGCAAATGTATCAGTACTAGTATTGTAACTAGCTGAGAAATAATTGTAAAGATCCCAAGATCCTGTATTAACTATTTGAGCTACTTTTGTACCCCATTGATCTAATGTATAACTAGATCCTGAGTTCAAATCAGCGTAAAAGAATCTTGTTGAAGATGTGTTATCAATAGCTTCATATCCTGAATTATTAGGAATGATATAAAAATCAATATCTGGTGTAGCAAATCTTATTGCTACAAATGATCCTGTATCTAAACCTGTAAAAGTAGATATATTTAAAGAACCAGTTGCAAATTTTCCATCTACTCCTGTAATTCCACTATTAACACTAGCTGAAGCTGGAGCAAATGTTCCACTTACTACTCTAGTTACTAATAAACTGTTACCTCCTTGTTGGAAGTAGTTATAAGCAGAGATTGAAGTTAAATATTCATTTGAAGTACCTCCACTAACGAAAGAACCACCAAATTTATTAATATAATCACTATATGAAGTAACTAATGTAGGTATTCTAACCGGACCTTTTACAGTAGGACCTACTATAGCAGCTCCTGCAACGATAGGGCCTTGTGTGATCTGTGATTGGTCATTTTCTCTAGTTAGTACTCCTGGAGATAATAATGTTTCAGCCATTTTTATTATTGGTTTAAATTAATTTATTTGATGATAAATATTAGAGGGAGGTTTAAAACTTATATTTTAGGGTAAGTTATATCACCTGTTTTTATATCTATATTAATATCACCGTATTTTGTTTTTAGTTTAGAACTTATTTCAATTTCGCTCGCAACTATTTGTTCATATTGTTGTTTTAGGTAATCTTCTTCTTTTTCAATTTGTAATTTTCTAAATTGTAATTGACCTAATCTACCTATTAAAGTTTCAGATTTTTCTTGAAAATCTATTAAATCTTTTAATTCTTGTTCTTCTAATTTTGTTGGTTTAATCATAACGTTTTTTATTTAATTTATATCATTGATGTCCATGTAGTACCATTATAGAAATAAGGTTTACAATCTGCTCCTGATCCTGATACTGATATTGAACCTGTTGGTTGTAATGATGGTAATGGGTCATTTGGTGCTAAAGTTAATACACTTGTAATACTAACTGATCCTGTTACTATTGTGTTACCATTAACATCTAGTTTAGCATTTGGTGTTAATGTTCCTATACCAAAATCACCACTAGAACTTAATATTACTTTATCAAGATTATTAATCCTAAATTTTATACTTTGGTTTTCTGAAGCGTTAAGATAAGTTGTTCCGTTATTTTCAGATAATAAAGAATAATCATTAATTCCTGTTCTAGAGGTTTGAGAGAAAGAAGCGTAATTATCTCCAAATGCTGCTATAGTACCTATAAATGAGGTTTTTATTAAAGCATTTCCATTAATTGTAAGAGAGCCTGAAGCTTCTAATGACCCTGTTACTTGGAATTGTGAACCTGAAGCATATACTAAGTTGTTTCTATTAGCATTTGAGGTACCATTTCCTATTATAAAAGCTCCTTGGTTTGAAGAAGATATATTATAAATTCCTTGTACATGTTGGTAGTTTCCTAAAGCAACTGTTCCCCAACCTTCAGCATGTGAATAATCTCCATCAGTTTTAGTACTTCTTCCTTCAGTGTGTGACGCTATACCATTAGCTATAGTAGATTCACCTTCGGCATGAGAGTAATTTCCATTAGTTGTAGCAAAAGTTCCTTCAGCATGTGAATATGGACCATAAGATGTAGTTTGGTTTCCTTCAGCATGTGAACGATTACCTGTTGAATTAGTGCTATATCCTTCAGCATGTGAAAAATTCCCTCCAGCTGTAGATTTTTCTCCTTCAGCATGTGAAGATATTCCTGAAGCAGTAGAACCTGATCCTTCAGCGTGTGAGTAATTTCCTGTTGATGTTGTGAAATATCCTTCAGCATGTGAACCTATACCTAATGATATTGTATTAAATCCTTCAGCATGTGAAGCCTCTCCAATAGATATTGTTTGTTGTCCTTCAGCATGTGAATAAGATCCTGATGATATAGTTAAATATCCTTCAGCATGTGAAGCAGATCCTGAGGATATTGTACTATTTCCTTCAGCATGTGATAATATTCCTTGTGATGTTGAAGCTCCTTCTGCATGTGACCATGCACC